CCTGTAATTTTATCAAAAACATCACCAACACTTAAGCCCGATTGTGATAACAAGGTCAATCCTGTTGTAAGCAAAGAAACTCCTAGTAAAATACCTCCTGTACCCATTAAAGAACTAGCTAAGGCTTTTAAAGCTCCTCCTGTTGAGCCTGTTTGTTGTTTTAAATAAGAAAAACTTTCAGCGGTTGCGGTAATATTGTTTCCAATACCAATAATACCATAAGGCGCGTCTTGTGCGATACGTGAAAACTGCATTAAGGCGTTTGACCCATTGGCGGTTTGCTTGGTAAATTGACCACCTATTGCACTACCTGTTTTGCCTACTGAATCTCTTAAGGTACTTAATGAGTTTTTAGCATCTTTTATTTGAGAATTTATAGCAGTTGTGTCTAAACCAAGTTTTAAACGGTCAAGTTTTACTTTTGACAGCTCTTTTATATCAAATTCAACTTCTTTGAGTTTTCTCTCAAAATCGGTAATGTCTGCACCAATTTGTACTTCTAATTTACCTCCTGCCATTTCTTATACTCTTTTAAAAATATTTCTTTTTGCGCTTTTGAAACCCCTGTATTTTTCTTTTTGTCTCCATTCAAAGGTAAGAATAATTCTTTTCTTTTAACCATCTTTTTAGGGTCTTGATGTGGCGCAATATAACTAGTCCACATTATCTCTCTAATCTTTTGCCAATGGTATAAATCAATCCTTTTATATGCAAAAATCCTAATTTGAAATTCTGCCCACGTCATATCGTAAACGAAATCCAAATTAGGACATTTCAACTCTCCAAGGGCAAAAGAAATTACATCTTCGCTCCAGTTTATTTTTTCGTCACCTTTTTTTTTACTTCGGGTTGTTTTGGAACGTCTTTAGTTAAAGATTGAGTAAAAGCTTTAAAAAAGGCTGTAACAACTTCGCTATCTATTCCAACCTCATCAATCCAATCTGAAACATCAAAAGCATCAAATAAAGGATTTTCATTTTTACGTTTAAAACCAAATGCACAACTGTGAAACATAATTAACGGAATCCATTTAAAAGGATTTTCAGCCAATTTAGCATCTATTTCTGTCATTGATATATTTTCAATTTCTAGTAAGTTTCCTAAAAAACCTAATCCAAAATAGAAAACTCTATCTTCTCCCCCAATGTTTAAAGTAATTGACTTCATTAATCGTTTGGATCAGTTAACACTATTGCACCATCCCCGTCTAAAGTAGCAGAAAATGTCGTAACTTCATCACCACTGCCAGCGGTGTCTGATAAGTCAGTAATGTAAGCATCTCCATAATACTTTATAGAAGTAGCGTCTGTAACATCTGTATCTAATTTCCAAACCACTTTGGTTTTTGCCATTTGTAAAGCTAACAACGCATCGTGAGACACTTTAGCAGTATCACCTCCCACAGATGTCGTGTCTATATACTCGCCTTCTGCATCAATGGAATAATTAAATTGCCCTGGGGTTTTCTTAACTACACCCGGGAAGCATTTAGTTGTGCTTTCAATCATTGAAAGGGTAGAGTTCAAACTGTTTGATGTCAAACACGCAATTGGTTTATACGCCGCGCCAGTCCAAATGTAAATAATACTATTTTCTCCTTTTATGCTCATAATTTCTAATGTATTAAATTAATTTTAATTCAAAGATATAAATTTATTTAGACTAAATATAAATAATTTTAATTTTTATTCTAAAGTTAGAATTAAACGGATAAAATTACGATAAACAGTTTGTGTTGATGTGCTAGAATCTAAATTACTAGGATATTCATTTCTTTGGTTTAAAACAGTAAAACCCTCAACTTCTATATTAGCAATTAAATCTTTTACTGTATTTTCCATGTCATCATTTGCTAATCGACTGCCTGTATTACCGTGTCCATTATAAATGCAAACCAAATCTAAAAGAGTTGAAACTTCCCAACGGTGAGCGCATTTATTAGGGTTCAAATCAATTTTATCTTGTGTTGAAATAATAACATATTGCGTTGGGTTTACTTTTCCAGTTACTTGCATATCATAACAAGGATACGTTTCATTTACAGCATCAAATATAGCTTTTCTTACGTGTTTATTTGGATTTACCATATTTCTCTAATACTTTTTTAAGTTTGTCAATATATTCAATTCTGCCTTTTAATAATGCAGGATATAAATAAGGTCTTGCTCTTAAATTTACTTGTTTTATTCCTTTTCCTTTAAATTTGATTGCAACCTCTTTTAATTCCGTTGGTACATCAACTAATCCACCTGTTCCAAATTCTATAAATGGGGCATAGGGTGCTAATATTCCACCAGCTTCGATATTCCAATTATAATCATTTACTTTTTCAGCTTGTATTGATTGTCCTAATTTACCTAAATTAGCGGGAGCGGTTTGTTTAGCGTATTTCTCAATATTACGCGCTACTAATTCAGTAACTCCAGCAATATCTTTTTCAGCTTCTTTTCCATACTTTCGTATATCAGAAATAACGCTATTAATCCCTTTGAGTTGCATATATTTCAATATCAATATTATTTAAATCTACATTTAAAATAGAATCAATATTATAAGTCAATCCGTTGTATTTTATAAAATTATCTTTGATTGATAAATCCAAATCGTAACGGTTTCTAATTGTAAAAATAATTTGAACGAAGTTGTCATTCTGCCCATTTTCATTTAACCTAGACGAACGTTTAGCCGTTAAGTTTGCCCATAAAGACTGTAATAAAGCAGTAGTAACAACGTTTCCACCATAACCATCGGGGGCGGTTGTAGTTTGCCATATTGCTATTGCTTTAGTGTATTTTCTGGCTATCATTATAAAAATCGTCTATTAGCATCAATTGCCTGTAACACACTCAAAGGTATTAATGAGGTATTTTCTTGTTTCTCTGATTCATAAAACCAAACTTTTATAATTTGCAAAGCTGCATCAATTAACTCATTTGGAATGTCGTCTAATAAAATATATCCAATTGTTAAAGTAACTGTATCGTTAACAGTTGGCACAATTGAATACAAAGGTCGTACAGTAGTATCAGTTGGTGCTTCTTGGATAGGAAAATCATACACCTTTACTTGTTGGACCAAAGAACAATCTTTATAATATACTTTTTCTCTAGTTTTAAAAATATGATTTGTTCTCTTTTCTATAAAAGACAAAGAACTATTGATCATACTTGTAATTTCGTCGTCTGTTTCAGTTTGTCCAGAATCGACTTTTAAGTATATTTTTGCCTGTTCTAACGAAATAATATCTAAATAAGTTGTCATTATTTCTTTGGTTTTATTGCCACTACATACCAATCCATCGCTTTTCCTTCTTCGTCCGTTAATTCAATAACGTCATCAATAACATAGTTTTTCTTTTCAGATAACTTAAAAAAAGCCTTTATTACTTTGTATTTTTTCATAACTAAAAATTTAATATTTCAAAGATATAAAAAAAACCGTTTGAATAAACAAACGGTTCTTAAAATTAACCAACCAAAAATTAAAAAACATATACAAATGTAGTTTTATTTTTTCTTTCTCCTGTTAATTGTCTTGATAAATTTTTATAACTATAAATACTATCTTTTACAACGTCTTTTAAACTATCATATATTTTATTATTTGAAGTGTCTAATACTTTTTTAGCTCGGTTTGCTTCACCCCCTCTTTTTCCATAATGGAAACATTTTTTTCCTTTATGTCTTATTTGTAAACCTGTTTTTAATGCGTGATTTGTATTCTCTTTAGCAGTTACCCATTCTAAATTATCAATTCTATTATTTAATTTATTGCCGTCTTTATGATTAATATATGGTTTATTTTCAGGATTGAGTATAAACGCTAAAGCAATTAAACGATGTGAAGATTTTATTTTACTTCCCAATAACATTACAAACAAATATCTATGCTCATACTGTTTTAGTATTATTCCGTTTCTTCTAAAATTACCTAAATTACTAACTTCTAAATCTTCAATATTTTTCCAATTTTCCATAATGTAAAAACCACCATATCAAAAGGTCGTCGTCTTTATCAATGGTGGAATTTTATAATATTTTTATTGTAGCGACGACTCTACAAATACAAATATACAAAAAAGCTCCCAATAATGAGAGCTTTTTATTAATTATTATTTGTAAGAATTTACACAGATGTAAAATCTCCGTAAACAATAGCAAGAGGTTGTTCCACGGCTAAACCAACTTGAGATTCAATACGTGCTGTAATGTTATTTGTTACAAAGTTAGTTCCTTCAGTTTCGCTAAATTCCAAAGAAAGTCCTTCAGTAACAATTTTATTTATACGGGACCAATCACCAACGTAATACTTGTTAGCAGCTAACCAATTCGCTTTGTAAATTGGAATACCGTTAATTCTCAATTGCCCACCTTCTAAAGTTACAATTCCTGGTAATCCATATCCTGCACCAGTAGATTTTTCAGTTTTCAAAATATCCCAATAATCGGCAGGTCTTACAACAATACCATTAACAGTATAGTTCAATCCTTCTTGAGTTGCGATTTCATTCAAAAGCATTTCAATTTTGTTTTTGCTAGTAATGATTTGAGCAGATGCAGTAGCGGCAGCAGCTAAAACAGTATTGAAAATTGAATTTTCAGCAATTGCGTAATCACGTCTCAAAGCATTTGGAATGAATGAGGTTAAGAAAGGCAAGTTGTTAGCCATTTTTTTGCTGTAACGTGTGAATCCAGCAATAAAGTTAGTGGCCAAATCTACCATTGTGAAATCGTAATCTCTTTGAGATTTTGAGCTACCTTCAGTTTGTGCAGAAATTGAACCTTCGCCAGCACCTTCGCGTGGATATGTATAAGTACCTCCTTCAATGTTAACACTTCCAACAAGGTCAGAAACATTAATTAATTGACCTGGTATCATTACAACATCGTTGTTGTAAGTTCTAGGAGCGTCACCTGAAACATTTGATAAAGTCATATTACCAACTGTCTTAACTTGCAAAGCATTTCCTTTGCGAACATTAGCAATTCCTTCAAAGTTGTCTTTGATTGACTTT